GTATTCTGCACACGCTCAAAATAGGAAAAAACAGCCATTTTTATTTAATCTACCTTACTTACCAGCACATGAAGCGTGCCTGTACCTGAACCACTTACAACCCACAAATCTTCACCCTCTGTTAATGACAACCTAACTTCATCACCATTGTCCATTAGGTAACCATTACTTGATGTCACACCACTATTGCCAATGTACACTTCATGTTTAGCATGTAACAGTACATCTCTTTGTACATTATCCACGCTGATTATTGATTGACTTGTTGTAGTTACTGTTACCTGACTATTTATTATTGCCATTGATCTGTTCCTCACTCTGTAATCTTGCACGCCTAAACCGCGCAAAGTCTGTGTGTTGCTTCTTACCTATCCACATCTTACGCTGATGTTCCATCTGTACGCCTGTGTGTGCATATAGTTTATACCCAAAGCTCTTAGCTCTAATGCACCACAACAAATCTTCACCCACCCATTCTTTATGCAATGGCATATCCTGGTAGAAGCACCACTTACTACCCTGATGTGTATCATCAGCTTCTTTTACAAACCTTTCAAACACTGACCTATGCACAATGATTGCACCTGTGCCAGCGGCATCTACTTCAATAATGCTATCTTCTTCATAATCATGTACTGCATACAATCCATTATCTGTACCTAACTTGAATATGCAAGGCACTGGCTCTAAATACAGCTCACCCACATCCCAACCACCATGCACCACACCCGACACAATAGGCCGCTTATCTTTATCTGCCGCGGCTACTAACTTCTTAAAGTGATCAACTGTAAATCTCTGATCTGTATCTATCTGTAATAGCCAATCATCTGTGGTTTTTTCTAAGAAAGTTGCAACAATCTGATTGCGTAACCTACTAATAACACCTGATCCTTGTAAGCTAATGAACTGCCCTAATTGTTTTTGTGATCTAGCCACATCTAAAATGCTGGTCATAAAGTCTGTTACTACAAACCCAGGTGATGTAACCCCTATTGTAATTTTCTCTGTATCTTTCAATGCCATCCCTTCTTAGCCCAATGTTTTAATGCCTTGCAAGCATCAGGTATTCCGGCCTTCTCATCTATCCAGCCATACCGGTGGCCAATATAACGCTTGCCCCATTCAATTTGTTTTATGCCACCCACTGTTTTTAAATATTTTGACCTGCCTTGTGGAATCCCATAATGACTACCATTACGCGCTTTGGGGTCAAAACGGCTTTCATGGTGGTATAGCTCAATTAAGCAATAAGTCTGTTCAATATTGTAATTTAAAGTAATGTAAATATATTGTTTGTAATGATTTGGTTTATAGTGGGGTAACCCAAAAGCGGGTTTAATATTTATCAATAATATTATTAAAACCAATAAAGCAGTTATTAGTTTTTTATTGGATACCCTGGTAACTAGATTTTGTGATGCCCCCCCCAAACCCCCCCCACGGCTGGATGCCTGAGTTGGCTGAGAAGATGGCAATTGAATACCCTGTATAACTGAGTTTCGCTTAGCCCCCTGGGATGAAAGATATAACATAAACACCAACTTTCAAATTTAGTCTAATAACCGGCGTGTTTGGCTTTATCCAATAACTTACAGGTAAGGCACGGATCATCTCTCATAATCCATGAACCACATTGATCACATCTGATTGGTTCGTTCATGCGCTCTTTCCAATAACAGATCAACCATCTCTACAAATGGCCTGCAATGCCTTCTACTGGTCATGTAGAATCTATCTTGTATATCCCGATCAACATCATGGTAACTTCTTATTGTCCAATATTGTTTAGTAGCTGTTGGAATAACAAACATACCTTCTGTGATTTGGCTCACAATGACATAAGCCCAGGGCTTGACTACTTTGGCATCAAACCCACTAACTGTATCAACCATAACTTGATCATAGGGAAAGTCATAAGATGATCTAAAGCTTAAATTACGGCTTTTAACTTCAAGTATCAGACCATCCACTAACACATCTTTTTCATTTAGTGTTTTATCTAATCTTTCCTGGGCATTACTGGCATCCCACATTTCAGGTACAGATACATTAGGCACACCAAAGGTTTGTAATACCTTTGCTACATACTCATTGTATTTATGACCTTTATGAAATGATGCCATGTAATCAAACTGTGTCATTGTTACACCCACAACCCACACATTTACGCAAACCATCTTGACTTAATATGCGTGGATCATTGCAAAATTGACAACACTGATCAAATGGCACAATATCTAATTCAACGCCTGCATCAGTGAATGTAGCTTTGACCCCATGCTTGTCAATCATTTCCATATCACCCATTGCTTGCCCCAGGGTAGAACCACTTGCCGTCTTTGCTCATAGTTGCCCATTTAGCCGGGCATCCTTTAGGGCATACATACCCATAAAAAGGCGTGCTACGACCCTTTGCAATTCCGGTTTTAAGATTCATTTGACCATGTTCACAATACTGAATTGCAGGTACATCTGATGCAACTGCATCAACTACTTGCTCTAAACTCATTGGTACTGGATCAACATCAGGCTTTGATTCCTCTACAAACTGATGGCGCATAATCCTTTCCATCAATGCTGATTTACTGCCAGGCCTACCATAAATTGCTTTAACAGGTTCTTCCGTAACTGGCCTAGCTAATAAATCTTGATCTAACTTCTCAGTTGGTGTAACTGCCCATGTTTGCCTAGCCTGAGCCGCTATCACTTCTTGCTTAGATGCAACGCGCTTGGTTGCAGTTTTCATAGCCGCAACTATCGCTCTACCCCATGCACTGGTTTCACATATCATAAGTTCACTACCAGCGGTCATGCCTTTACCTGGGATTTGTTCCCAGGCAACGGCTACCCCAGGGCGAACATCATGTGGATCGCGGTAACAGGCGGCTGTATAAACCACATAACTTTTACCTTCAACCTGCACAATCTCATAAGGTTTATTTGGGTTGTACGGCTGTAATGATGATTCCGGATAAGCTTCTTTCAACTGAGCTATACGCTCAGCTACATCAACATAATCATTCATGTTCATTATTTGTTCTCCCTATCCCAAAGGCTTACAACCTTTTCCATTAAGTAATCATTATCTTCTTGCAATTGTTTTGTACGCAATGCCGGATGATTAGTTGTTGGAAAATTGCTTACTGTAACTTTTTGTACCTTTACGCTTGATTGCTTGGCATCTAATGTGCCTCGTTTATAGCCACTCTTAAAACCTTTATCGTAGCCATTTTCTACTGCAATGATCCAAGTTGCCATAACAATTAACCCAACCAATGCAAACAATATGATGGTAATTAACCACCCTAATACTTCATAGTTCATATTTCACCGCTTCCTTGAACTTGTCTAACCAATAGGCTTCAACCATTTTGGCTGATAGCCTTCCTCTGACCTGCCTAGCACCAATAGCCTTTTTGGCGTGTTGGCGGATCAGGGAAGCTTTTACAAAGTGCTTGCGTTTTTCATCCACATAAGCACCTGATTGTTTATCATATTTGACTAATTCCAACTCATCACCTTATCTAACTCAGCCGGCAATGCCACCGGATCAACATCATTGATTACCTGGTATGTACTGCCATTTGGGTGTATTGATGGTGGTAGTACTACATAACCCTTATGTTTAATATCTATACCTGGTATTAGTTTTCCTTTAAATTGCTTATCCTTATCAGCTACATAATAGAAGTGAAATCCATTATCTGTTTTAACTGTATGGGTATTAGACTTAACACATAGCCGGCGATAATCTTCCCATAGGGTTCTTGAAGCTATATTGCGTATATCAAAATCAAGCACCACTAAGTTAGATTGCACAATAGCCAACCCAATATTGCGATCTTCTTCTTTAAACCATCTTTGTACAGTGGTTAAATCATTGCTTGCATCAAGGTAACCATGCCTTAAAAACTTACATGGCTCTTTAGATTGTGGTTTAAGTGGTAGTACAAACCAACCCTTTTCTACATAGGCTACGGCGTTCATGCGTAAACCCATGACCCGCGATAGTTGGTTGTAAAGCAATATTGACCAACAGCATTGTCAAAAGAGATGCTAAAATCATATTTATTTTGCTTTAAAAACTCAGTAGCCAATATTGCAGAAGCATAATTTTCTACCCAGTAAATAAACAGATGTGACCAACAAATTGAATCTTCAAACCTATCTTTTTGGCTTAGCCAATCCGGTTCAGTTGCCCATTCCATTTGTGCATCAGTTAAGGCTTCAAATTGATTCTGTGTAATTTTCATTAGTGGTTCACCTTCTGATTGTGTACATACTCAGCCAATAAACCAAACAATTTAGATTTTAATCTACGCACTGCATCATCAGGTGTTTTACCAAATGATGTAAAATCACCTAATACATTTGATGTAAATGCAACATAATTATCTTCATCTTTTACATACCTGAAATCAATCTTGGTTTGTAATACGCTTTCAATAACTATAATCATGCGTTCACCATAATCATCTTGTAAGCGTTAGCCTTAATTTCTTTACGCACAATTTTGCAATCAGCACACCAACATTTACGCACGCGTAGATTGCTATCACTTGATATACAGATTGTGTCTAAACAGTATTGATTACAATTACATATGTGGTTCTTTGTAGCTTTCATAATTAACCCCTTCCGGTCAATTGCGTTTGTAAATGCAATTAAACACTAGCCCACTGACAAATGCAATATGCCATAGGGGTGTGTCATGTGATCTACCTCATCCAAAGGCCTTACCCATAGCTGTAAATGAACCATCTGCATTAAAGGGGATCATCTCCGCGCTCACATTGCCCCGCTTGATATGGATAATTACCGCACCTGCCTGCCAATTGGCGTAGCCTTTCGTATAAGCCATCTTTTTCATGTCGCAAGTATGACCACACTCAATACCCACTAAAACACGCTCTAAACGGCCGTTAAAGGCTTCTGAGTGGCATGTATAGCCCAGCCTGTGCGTGTGTCCCGAAATTACTGAACGCCCCCACCTACGGCCTATGTTCAATGCAGTTTGCCCGGCAATTTTAGATATAGCACCCTCATCCCCATGACAAAGTACAAAGTTAGTACCAGGGATCGGGTAAGGCTGTTTTGCGTAATGTATGCCTAGATCATCAAAGCCCATAAATTTTGCATACTGCAACTCCGGCAACTCCATTAACCCAGGTATTCGGGATATAGCTTTGTATAACCTATCTGAGTGATTTGATCTGCTAACTACATCTGTTTTTAAATCGTACAAAATATCTTGGCAGGTTTCCCGATCTTCATTTAGTGTTTGCATAAAAGATTCTGCACGGCCTTCGCTAAACCTACTAATGGTATTAAAATCCATTTCATCACCAACATTTAGTACCAAATCAAATTTAAAAGCCTTAACCAATTTTTTTAAATTGATTACGGCTTCTGTAAATTGAAAGGGTACTTGCAAATCTGACACCACTAAATATTTAGCATTAAAGGTTTTATCGCGTTTAATAATCATCCTCATCTTCTGTTGGATCAATTCGGGGAATGATCTCAGTTGGTTTATTGTTCGGATTGACCCAATCAGGTAGTGATGCACCTGGCTCTGTTATTAACCAAAATGCAACTTCACTACTAAAACCGGCGGCTTTGGCCGCTCTGTACATTTCGTTTAATGTGATGTAATGATTTTCTAATTTGTTTAACGCATCAGCTTTGCGCGGTGTACGGCGTTTGCGCTTTGTAACTTTGCGGGGTTTTTTTGGGGTCATGGTATCCCTAATTTTAGATCATACTAATCCGCGAATGGCACGCTCAACGCCTTCTTCCAGGGTTATTTTTGGCGTGTAGTAATCGCTCATCATTGTTGGATCACCTACGCGATAAGCCACACCTGCCGGCTTATCGGTCAATATCTTGAATCTATTGGCAGATGTCTTTTCATATCCCAGGGTATTCATTGCTATTTTTGCTAACTCTAAAAAGGTGGTAGGCCTGCCTGTACATAGATTAACTGTTTGATTACATTCATTTTTAACCATTTCAATTGTTGCATCAACCACATCATCAATGTGAATAAAATCCCGGGTAGTAGTTGCCTTGCCCCAAATGTTAAATGGATTTGAGTTCATTATGGCACGCTGAATAATTGATGGGAAAGGGTAATCTAAGTCTTGATCAGTGCCATAACCGCTAAATGGTCTAAGGGTTAATACCTTTGTACCTTCTTCACGCAAGTAATTCATAAGCATTTCACCAGTTAGTTTTGTCCAGCCATAGGTCATATCCGGTTTACCTATTTTGTTAAAATTTATATCCTTCTCTTTTAACTTCTTTTTCTTTGCCAGGGTTTGTAGCTCTATTGGATAAGCGGCAGATGATGAAAAGTACACAACATAAGGCTGTTCGGTTCGCATAGCCCATGTAGCAAACTCAGCATCAATAGCAAGATCAACAGCTAGTGATAATGGTTCATTTTCTATAACCATCCGGCCACCAACTAAAGCGGCTAGATGTATTACTAAATCATATTGTTTTTTCTCTAACTGAAAGAATTTACGGCAATCAACACCTTGCTTTAAATCAACTAAGGTTAGGTTGGCATAAGGTAGCGCACGCCTAAAGGCACGGCCTACAAAGCCATGTGATCCTGTAATCAATATGTTCATCTATATTTTCTAACCAATTCTGCATACTCCGCGCTTGCTAGGTATCTTTGAAGTATAAGTAAATCTTGTTCATACCACTTAGGTTGATTAACCCTGGCATACCCTTCATCCATTTCAGCCTTGCCTGCTACTGGGTGTAGGTGTTCAATAATTACATTTGGTAGATACTTTAAGTAATTTAAATCTAATCCTAATTGCTTTACAAAGTTATCAAAAAATAAATGTATGCAACCTGGGAATGTCATACCGCGTAGCTCATTAACTAAATCCCGGCTCATACCAAAGGCTGTTGGCAAGTTAGCACCTTGCAACAGATCATCACCATAAACAATACCGGTGTTATGTGCTAACGCTTCCATAAAGGCTTTATCCCAGCCTTCGGTTCTAGGTAAGTGATCATCACCCATGAAAACAAAATAATCATAAAAAGGAAACTTAGTAATATCCAACAGATAAACCGCACCGGTATTAAGAGAAGCGGCACAACCACCTGTTTTATTATCCGCTGGTAAAACTTTGTATCGGTCATGGTTTGTATATTCCACCCAACGCGGATCATCATTATCTACAATAAAATAAAGATCGGCTTCTGTATTAGTATCTATAAAGGCTTTGGCCAGCCGATCCGCATTTTCAGGCCTGCCCCTACTGGGTACAACCACGCACATCTTCATGGCCATAGGGTAGGGGATAAGGCTGACTTACTTCTTAGATATAAGGATTTCGTAAAGCGTGTCTATTTTTTCTTCAATGCGTGATACCCGGCCTTCTAAGTTATGCCGGCCATTATTGTCAGGCTTCAACTCACTTAGATAGTGTTTAGTTAGCCAACGCACTGATGCCACTAGCGAACCAACGATTGTTACAGTTGATACAGCTAATGCCAGGATGTCATTCATAGTCATTTACTATTGATGCCAAACTTATCATCTTTAGGATCAAAATAGCGTGCTACTGGTGCGACTATTGCACCGGCCAAAATTGCGTATTCAGGATTCCAATCTGCAACCAAAGCTAATACAGTTGTAATGGTAGCCGCGGCAATGCTTCGGGCGTAAGATTTTAGAATCTCTTTTTTCTTTTTATCTAATTTCATTTTAATCCTAACTCTTTTATTTTTTGTTTAACTTCATTTTGGTCTAACGCAATTTCAAAGTGCATATCATCTTTACGCCGTTTGTAATTGCCACCCCAGGTCAAACCATATTTAGTTATGAGTAGGTTAATTGTATTACGCTGATGCTTATTAAATGTATTTGACTTGCCCAACGGATGCTTAATTGCATTTAAATCTATGGCTGTACCGGATGCGTGGTTACTTAAAATTCTATCTGATCCGCGGGTCTGCCTAAAGGCATAACCCCAATCATCTAACTGGCCTTCATCTATCGGCTCAACTAGCTCATGGAAATCTTTAGCAAAACTTACCAGGATTGGTGCAACAGCTTTGGCACATGCAAACCTAATCTTTGTGCCTGGCACTGTAAAGGTTTCAATGCCTAATGCTTTGCGATCCTCACTAGCCGGCCAACCATTTGGGCTAGTTAGTTCTCTAATGGTTGCCATTGTAAATTTAATTCATCCCAAAACCAATAACCATCAGGTCTAGGCTTTGGTGCTTGCCAATCAAAATTATTATCTAATGACCAAGATGGAAATGGTTGTGGTGCTATAAAAACATCTGCATCCACATCATACTTATATCCAATACCTGCATATTGTTTTCTTATATTGTTATTGTAACTTGTCCGTTTGCAAACTTGTCCCTTAAAATTACCATACCAAGTTTCAGGATCTAAACCTTCAATAGTTTCTGATTCATCAACACCTACAATAACTTCAATAACAATATTGTTTTGATCTAAAAATGCGTAATGTGCCATTATGCCCAACTCACATTTCCAGTACCGGCAGTTATCGTAGCTCTTTTGTATCCACCACTTGCGGCACTTTCTGTACCAGTTAAACCCGCGCCAATAGTAATTGTTAATGTATCTGCGTATCTAAGAATTACTACACCGCTACCACCATTACCGCCTGCGTAACCAGTTTGTGGTGGAACAGATCTATAGCCGCCGCCACCACCGCCACCACCAAGATTAGTACCACCATTGCCACCAACAGTATTTCCGCGACCTTCACCACCACCACCTGCGCCGCCTGCTACAACAGTTGCACTGTTATTACCAATACCGCCACCACCACCACCTGCATAATCTACGGCTGATCCAGTAATAGAGTTTGAAGAACCAGCACCACCAGGGCCATTTGTTGAAGTTGTAGCACCAGTTCCTGCTGCACTAGCACCACCGCCGCCACCACCTGCATAATTTCCTGCACCTGTTTGTGTTGCACCACCACCATTATTTCCTTCTGATGGTGAATATCCACCTAAATTTCCTGAGCCTGGATCGTTTTCGTTTGCACCAGTATTACCAGCACCACCACCTGAACCACCATCATTACCAATAGCATCACTTGAACTTGTTGGTGCGCCACCAGCACCACCTTTACTAGATGTAATAGTTG